CCTGTCAACATTATATGTATAGGCGTCAGTAAACCACAGAACTCCAGTAGATGCCATATACAACCGCGCGTTAAAGAATGCAAGTAAATGGCCTGGGACCGGTGTTCTTTTATAGGATTCGCTTGGAACAACAAAAGGAGTGCCTACTTGGTCAACCAATTGGCCGATTTCAACACCATTTGAGTATATTACAGTGTCCGTCGAAGCCTCCACGTAGGACATTTTCCCGGTGCCGGTCAAACCTGATACTAAGTCTATAAGAGCGAATCCACTTCGGACAGACTGTATTTTATCATCTTGTACAACAAGCGTAACGTCCCTGGCTGTATTATTCCAAATACTATGAAAATTACCTGCAGATTGAAGAACATACCCGTCCCTCCCTTTCACACGCTGCTCGTCATCAATGTAAATGTTCTCACCTTCCAACATCCCGTTTAAAGGAACATTAAATTCCGGATTAAGATTATCAACACCAGTGAATTGCTGTATTGGAGTTCTTGGCATTAGTCACGGAAAGTAGAAGGTTTTGAAGAACCTGGAGCAACTGGACGTCGCTCTCCGAAAACTTTTTCAAACTGAGCTAAATAAAATTTTTCTTTGGTCAAACTTACCGTCTTTGCGTCTTGATTAACGGCTGTATCTTGTTTAGAAAATGCCCTGTATAGCATCCAGTTCATTAAATCTTTATGTAATGGTTCCGGTATTTCTGGAGCATCCCCAACCGCCATGTCTGCTATAGGCAATCTTACCACAGTTAACCCTAAAGTTCCACCAGACGTAGGGTTAGGGTACAGAGTTATTGACTTGACAGTGTTTACCTCTTCAAGGATAAAACTCCTGGGTGTGCCTGTCTCAGCCTCCCATGCGGGATCAGTAAGGTCCAAATTTCTACGGGTAACAGGATGCAAAGCAGGGTCTGACGTGGCAACCATTTTAACCCGATCAACTGAAATAACTTTAGTACTCAAAACGTATGTAGCGGTCGCACCCACAACGGTAATCCGAGATGTTGCCGTGGTTGTAGAATCAACCAAAATCCGCATACGAATGCACGCTTCTCTTTCTGCATCGTTTGCATATTCAAGCAATTCTGCCTCGGTCCACAACTGGTCAGCTTCAACACCGATCACGTCATCTAACGTCCTACGTACTTCGTCCATCAATTGTTGTGCTGTTGACATTATGCCTCCCACCCCCCATACTGAACCAAGTCTTCAGACTGGAAATTTGTAAGAACCTCACGCTTAAGATTATCTCGGTCGTTTTCATAATCAACCCTGAATTCCCTGGCTCTAACCGGGTCATTTATAGGATCGCTTGAATAGACCTTCCATTTCACATAATTTTTTATACCTTCTATATAATTATTCTCTATTACTTCTGGAAGCTCAGAGATAATCTTAAGAGGCATTATAGCGATTTCAATTGTCATCGTCTTGATTTCTTTGGGGATACGGTATACACGGACTGAATTCCCCCCGGAAGTGTATACGAAAGCAATAGGCGTGCCTGTGCTAGTCTTCCAAGACGAATCGCATGCTTCTAGCTCTGCGATATCTGTAATATCCAAATCCTTACCATCATATGTTCCGCCAATAAATGACACGAATTTTGTGTTAGCAATGGTACTTGCCAAGGCATAAGAATGCTGGTCAATAACGGTTGGAATGGTAAGTATCTCTGTGTACGCAAATGTTTTACGACACATATCTTTTACCGCCTCCACCATATGTAATTCAACAAGGTTGTCTGCATTACCTGGAAGTTCCGCTAACACTAAATGTTTGAAATCAAGTATAGTCATTAGCCTCTAATTACGTCCCCATCTTTATTGCAAGGAACTAAATTGATCTGAGAATGCAAAGTAAGGGTGGCATCAAACACATGCCCAGTTTCCGGGTTGAGGTAGTAATCTGGAAGTTTACCAGAGCCTGCAACCTTGCTCTTTACAGCCAAAGCGTCTTCAGCAACAAACATCTTTACAATTGCATCACGAATAACATCAATATTGTCAGTAAGCTCTATTGATTGGCCAAACTTATCACGGGCGATTTTCATCAACTCGTTCTTGTTTTTGCCTGTTAGCTTATCCTTCACCTTATTAACATCTATAGCCATTTCTATCCCCTTATAAATAAAATATTTAAGGCCAGGTTTTTAACGCCCAGCCTTAAATATAATTTTAAAACAGATTATTTAAGAAACCATAAAACCTTCGGCAAATATCTTGACAACCGCAGCCAGCATAACATCAGAAGGAACAATATCAATTGTGTCGGCAGCGGCGTAATATTTACCGCCCAGCCCCATATTAGCATCGTCGTATGTTGGGGGAGCCGCCTCAGATAAATCCAAATTGGACAACGTTACGCCTGCCACGTTACCATCAACGACAAGTATCCATCCTGCAGCAGCCGCACCGTCCCCGACTGTGAATGTAACAACGCCACCAGCCGCAGTCTTTACATTAACAATACATCTTGTCATCAAAAACCCCGCAGGAACGTTTAACATTTGCACCACACTTGAACCGACAACACCGGCATAATCAGCATGAGCAAAATCAATCTCGTTTTCAAGGACGACATGTTTGTGCTTCTGTGTATCAGCAAGCCCAGTGGTTCCGCCTTTAGTGAAATCGAACGTAGCCATAATTTTACCTCACTTAGAAAAATTTTTTGTCTGTTTTGCAGGGGAAGAGGAAAGGTATAGGCAAAAACTCTTCCCCTACTAACAGGGGACACATTAATAAAAATATTGACTGCTTTATTTATGGGCAATCATATGAACACCAGAATCAGGGTGGGTTACCCCAAAACCGTATACTTTCAAAGATCTGATACCGTCACCCATAGTATCCTGAAGCCTCAAAGTTTCAGTTTTCGTAAACTGACTTGCAAAGGTTCCAAAATCCCTAGTACCGGCAATACAGTTCCAGTTAACCCCAGACGCAGTTACTGCAAGGTTGTTAGACTGGTGAACATTAAACCGGTCCACAACACCAACCCTGCCGTTACGTAAAGGGGAAACACCGTCACCAGAAAGACTTGCATCTTTCAGGTCAGACGATTTGATAAGCTCGGTAATCCATGGCGGCAATATAATAAACCTATTAGCATCAGGAATATTAAGCTCGTCAAGTTTAGTACCAGCGCCCAAAATCCAGTCAATAACATTGGACTTTGTAACTTGCTGATCCGGAATCTGAGATGTAGCTGAAGTGTAGATAGAAGCAAGTACCTGAGTATCAATCTCTATCTTCATTTTTTCAGCAGCATCCATGGTCGCTTCATTGATAATATTGATATCAGCCTGAGCCACATCAACGTCGTCAACTTTAAAAGCGGCAAGTTTAGCCTTGTCGATGTTCAATTCAATGTAATCATCTGCTAAATCCTGGTAGTTAATACTTCCACCCACAGGATAGTCTTGAATAACGATGGTTGGTTTAACGCGAATTTTAACCTTAGAACCCTTGCCTTTAATTTCGCCTTCCCAATCATGGTTCAACAAAGAACCGATAACTGTTTTTGCGTAGAAACGTAACTGGAGTTTCCTTGACCAGATTTCAGGTAAAAAATTACCGTTTGGCAGCGAATTATAACCGGCTGCTCTTGGAACGCCGATAGGCATGATAGCCCCCTTCAGATAAATAATTAACAGAAATAATAAAAATTTTATTATAATTGCTATCATTCTTCCAAATGATGGGGGACTTTGCGAAGAGTCGCATGAAGCGGGACGCTGCAGTAAGATTGTCTTGTTGACTCACTTACCGCAGTCCTCATCTTTGTACTACGAGATAGTTATAGTATTAATTGTAGCGGCACACTATGACTTGTCAAGCTTTTTTTATCTTGTAACCCTTCTCTCGGAAAGCATCTTGTCCAAACCAGCTTCATTCTTTAAAAAATCCGAGTCTGACATCTTTGCAACCTGGCCCAAAGTTATCACACCCTTGCCGCCGGTCAACTTAACTTTCTTGCTCTGTTTACCAACAGAAGGGATGGTATTCTTCTTCGCTTTTTCAAGCTTCGCCAACCTTTGTTGTTCTTGTTTGCTCACTGGGGCAACCAGAGCGTTTGCGGTATAATGATCTAACAACTCGATTACCTCCGCCGCGTTACCTGAATCAATAGTGTTGTTAGCAAATCTTTTCATCATCGGCGGCAAGGCTGCAAGATACTTTTTAAACTCTTTACCCTCTACTGTTTTTTGGAAATTTTTATGTTTCATCTCAATCTTACTGTTGTGGATGAACCGTGCCGAATCCAGTATATTCTGATCGGACGTTTTTTTAGACTCCGACAATTGACCTTGTAACTTCTTGACCTGTTTGTTTAATCCATCGAATATATTTTTCAGTGGCCCAGCCATTTCCGGCAACTCATCTTTAATCTTAGCAAATTCCTCTGCCATCTCATCAACTGCATCTTCCGCGGCAGTCTCATCTACACCGTCCGCGTCGGCGGCAACCTGCTTTGCATCGCTTTTCTTACCAAGTGCCGCATCCATAAGCAATTGCTCTAGCTGCTCGTTTTTGGCTGTCAGATTTGCCACTGCAGTGGTAGCCTTCGTCATTTTACGCTGAAGATCCTTAATGCGTTTCTCACCTTTTTTATCCAGGGCCGCAACCTCTTCAGTTTCCCCTGCCTCTTCTTCTTCCTCCCCTTCGTCATCGTCGTCAATTTCTTCCCCGCCGTCTTCTTCGTCTTCTTCGTCTTCTTCGTCTTCTTCGTCAACAGTTTCTTCTGTTTCAGTACTGCCGTCAGTTTCTTCAACTTCTTCTTCTGTCCCAGAGTCTTCAATTTGTTCTTCTTCCTCTTCTCCGGCGGCCTCCGCGTCTAACCGGGCTTGGGCCGCTTCTGCATTTTTTTTTATAAGGGCATCTACTTCAGCCTCTTCTTTGTCAATATCTATAACTGGCATTATTCATCCTCCTGGTTCCGCTGGGTTTCTATAATAGTAAGAGCGCGGTCTTCCAAACCGACTATCTCCCGGAGCATAAACAGGGCCCCTTTATAAAACTCGTTTTGCTGAGAATCACCTTCAAGGAACAAATTGATAATCTCGTCCCTTTTGTCTTCCATCAAACCAATGAAGTTATCCCAGTCTGGCAACTCGCCAAGCGCCAAGACTGATTCCATGTCCTGTTCGCCTAACTCCACTGGGGGAATCGTCGTCCTCATACACACCTGCCTTTCTATTGCTGGTTATTAGACTCGATACCGTCATTCTGGTTTACCGATTCAAGAGACTTAACATCTGTGTCCGCCGCCTTTTTAGCGATGACAGTCTCTTTTTTGGCCTCCCTCTGACCTGTTTCAATATCGTTAGCCTGTGTAATTAAATTGGCAGACAACTCTGCCTTCTTGATCTTAAGCAATTCAGCATCGTTCTCGATAGAGGCCCTGTCTTTTTCTGCAGACGCGATAGCCTTATCAACCTCGGCCTGAATTTTCTGTAATTCTAACGCAATTCTCTGCCTTGTTTCTGGATCATTCTTTTCCTGCTCAATAAGGGCTTGCACCTCGTCAGCACTCTTAACAAACCGATCCGCGTCTATATTAAGCTTTTCAGCAATAGCGCGTAAAAGTTCGTCTCTGTTAGTTAAAACGGAATCTTGATCGTTTTGCGTGATATTTGCAAAATTAGTCAACTGGGCAAGCTCAACTTCTTTAGCTTGTAAAGTAGAAGTACCTTTTGCGTTGACCTTCATGTCTCCTTTTACGGTTTCGTCCGAAGACCATTGCATATTAAATAGATACAATTCTCTAATCATAGGACGAACACAGAAATCATCCACGTTTTTAACAGGGGACTGACCTACGACATTTGCGGTGCCCAGTACCATTGACAACCCTGAAGCTGTCCTGGAAGCACTCGCTGTCCCTGTCGCATTCTGCCCACTTATCAGCGCTGGCAAATTTGTCTCTTCGTCAACAATACCTCTAAACAAACTGATAATCTGAAGCAGTTCAGGAATGATATTTGGGAACTTTAACGCTTTTACCGCGTCAAATGCTGGATCGCCATTAACACGCAACCAGTATTTACCAGGACTAACCGCAACCTTGTGGCCAGGTTTCAGCATACTTGTGTTAATTTCCAGGTTGGGTATATGGTTAAATTCTGCACAGTCGAGCATATATCTTGTTGCAGTATTGATATTCTCCTGACTGCCGGACATTGCTTCCGGTACACCAGTTCCCCAAAATTGGTCAAGGGAAATGTCGTAAGGAAAAATAAAGAAAGGTAGGCGGCCTGTCACAGATTTGAGATAACCGACTTTTATAACTTTCCCATTTACCACCCAAACATTAATTTGGTTAAAATCACTGTACTGTTCGCCAACCTTTAAAGTGTTCGGGTCCAATACTGACAACAGCTCAAAATCCTGCATATCTCCCCAGTATTCTAACAACTCGTATCTGTTACGCACGTCTGTTCTTACTTTCTGGTCTCCAATACTTTCCAAATCGAGCTCATATTGCAATGGAACGTATTTACCATTTGGGCTTTCTTCGATAATCTCGTCAATTGCGTCTGCATCAAAACCGACCACATCTCTTAATCCATGCAATTCTGCCCTGGACAGAGCATGACGATGGAAGATCCCTGTCATTTTTTCCGGCTCAACCGCATCTGGATCTGGGAATAGATCAAAAACAGAAACCCTTTCTATCCCAGGAGAAGGAGCCTCTTGAAGAGAAATAACTTTCTCGCCTTCTTCGTTGTTTGACAGCGTTACTTTAGCTGTTACTTTCAGAGTACCAG